TTTTGGTTGGGAATTTCGGCTCGGTTCAGGGCGGGACAAACCCATGAATCAAACGTCAATTTCATATAATCTTGATGGACTTGAAAGCCTTATGCGTCAAATAGGCGGTGATTATGTTGCGCGTGTTGGTATTTTGGAATCTAAAGCGTCCACGCCTCATTATAAGACCGCACCTGTTACGATAGGAAAAAAACAATATAATAAAAAAACCTCTCAAAGCACTGGATTAACGAACGGTGCAATCGGTGTAATACATGAAATGGGAAGTTTGACTAATAACATCCCTGCGCGTTCTTTTTTAAGATTGCCTATTGAAACCAAAGAAAAAGACATTATAAGTGCTATGGGTGGCAAAACAGTTCAAGCCGCGATTGAAAACGGCCAGATTAAAACCGTTTATTCGCTTTTAGGCGTTGTTGCTGAATCATACATAAAACAGGCTTTTTCAAGCGGTGGATATGGTCAATGGGATGCCCTAAGCCCTCAAACAATAGCGCGTAAGGGTTCAAGTGCGCCATTGATTGACACAGGGCAATTAAGACGGTCAATAACAAGCGATGTTGTGAAAAAGGGTGATTTATAATGGCACAACCTCTTAATCAATTATCGGGTATGCCTCAAATGGCGGCGGCGTTCGATGGCTGGACAACAAAGATTACGCTTAATGTCGTGACGCAAGCCGTGGTTGATGGCTTTGTGACCGATGTTATTAACACATTTACTTTTAACGGCACGATACAGCCGTTAAGCCCTGAACAAATCGCATTAAAGCCAGACGGTCAAAGGTCTTGGGAATGGTTGCAAATCCACGTTATAACAGGCACAAACAACCTAGAAACAAACGATAGAATTGTTTACAATGGCAAAGAATATAAGGTGATGTCCGTCAAGGATTACAGCCTGAATAACTATGTTGAATATCATGTGGTGTCAGATTATGAATAAGTTATCATCACAAATCATTATTGATATTATATCGCGTGAAATGTCACTTGGTGGCAATGATATATGGATACGTGACCAGAATAGAAAAATACCAAACGATAACGGATTATATGCAATCGTTGGTATGATAGACAGTGTTCCTATTTCGAGTAATTCAAGGGTTTATTTTGATGACCCTGATATGAAGGAGGAGCAATCAATCCAATTACGTGAAAACATACAGGTTGATATCTTATCACGGTCAAACGATGCCTTAACAAGGCGGTGGGAGATTATGGCGGCGTTAAAGTCTTTGTATGCGGTTCAACAACAAGAAAAATACGGATTTAAAATATCTCGATTGCCTAATAGTTTTATCAATTCATCCTCTGCCGAGGGCGGGTCGCAATTAAATAGATATAGCCTAAACTTCGCATGTTTGGTATGGTATAAGAAAGTAAAAACTCTTAACCCTGATAATGGCGATTACTATGATGATTTTGACACAAGGGTGGATGATTACATCACAATAGGCGAAGATGACGGATTAATAGAGTTTAATATAACAGGAGATTAAAAATGCCAATTTTACCAGTAAATAATGTGATTAACGTCACGATTACAAATACCCCTAGCGGATTGACTGAAAAGAATGTGAACAGCCTTGCTCTGTTTTCAAACGATGCAACAACAACCCTTAATCCGTTCACTGTCTATATCAGTGCGTCACAAGTGGCAGAGGATTATGGAACGTCATCATTAACCGCAAGAATGGCACAGGCTATTTTTTCACAAACGCCAAACCTTCGCACAGGCACAGGGCGATTAGTCATTATTCCCTTGCAATCTTCTGTATCGGCAACGATGGGCGACTTCACAACGGCTGATATATCTGCGAATTTTACCGATATTAAAGCGGTGACGGCGGGTGATTTAAAAGTCACAATTAACAGCGTGGATTATAACCTAACTGGCCTAAACTTCGCCAACGCAACGGATTTATCGGATGTAGCAAAGATTTTACAAGGTCGATTGATTGATGCAACGGTTACAGCAACAGCAACGGCAATTAAAATCCAATCTAAAAAAGTTGGTACGGACAGTGAAGTTGCGCTTGGCGCGGTTACTGGTGGAACGGGCGTAAATCTTGCGGCATCTGGATATTTCAATAGCGCAGGTGGAACGGCAACGGACGGCGTTAATTCAAGCGGTGAAACAATCCTTGATGCGATTGCACGCACCGAGGGCGCAGTTGGTTATGTCCCTATGATTACAACGCTTGCAATTGAAGACGATGCTCTTGAGGCTATTTCGGACGGCGTACAGGCTATGGATAAAATGTTCCACCATGGTTTAGCGTCAACACAAGATGTCGCAGGAATAGTTACAACGGTTCAACAGTCGGGAAACAAGAAAACACGTTTGAAGGTGTACACTGACGGAATTGAAGACGCTATCTTGATGAACGCCGCTTATGCGGGTCGGGCGCATAGTGTAAACTTCTTCGGTTCAGATACAGCCCAAACAATGAATTTAAAGCAGTTGGCAACGATTACGCCCGATGTTGGTGTGACACAAACGCTATACGGACAAGCTGAAACTGCGGGGTGTGATTTATTCGTATCCTATGACGGTGTGCCAAGTGTTTTATCAACAGGCGGCAATGATTACTTTGACAATGTCTATGCGGATTTGGCTTTAAAGTTTGCCCTTGAAACGGCAGGGTTTAATTATCTGCGTCGAACAAACAGAAAAGTACCTCAAACAGAGCAAGGTATGGATGGGCTAAAAAACGCATACTCTCTCGTATGTGATAGATTTGTACGTAATAGATTTATTCGTGGCGGGTCTTGGACTTCAAGCGAAACCTTTGGCGACCCTGAAATATTCAAACAAAATGTATTGGATAAAGGATATTACACTTATTCATTGCCTGTTATTTTACAGGAAGCCGTACAACGTGAACAACGCAAAGCCCCATTGGTTCAAATCGCGGTGAAACGTGCTGGTGCAATTCACACAAGCGATGTTATCGTTTTGGTTAATAATTAAACATAAAGGAATATAAAAAATGGCAACATATAATTTAGTATCGGATGGAACATTTACGCTATATGACCGCGTATTTAATGATTTTGCAGACGATGATATTTCGGCGGTTACATTTCCGAATGACCTTGTGGCATTAAAAACAGGTAAAAACGGAAATACTATCTACGTTAAAAACGAACAGGGGCGTAATGCAAGTGCGTCATTAAGGCTTATTCGTGGCTCAAATGACGATAGGTTTTTGCAGTCTAAAATCGCATTAATGAAACGTGATTTTGCGGCAACCGAATTGGCTTTTGGTGAATTTGTTATTCGTATCAGTGATGGTGAAGGCTCTGTTATTCGTGATGTTTACACATTAAAGGGCGGAATTATTACACGCCCCGTTGATGGTAAAGAAAACACATCAGGCGATACAACGCAGGGTGTTTCTATTTACACGATAATGTTTGCAGACAGTGAGAGGAGCGCACAATAATGGAATTTAAAGCACCATCGGGCGCGAAGGTTATTATTAACCCTGCTGATTTTAAAGATGCTATGGTGTTAAAGTCGGCCATTACGGGCGAGATTGCAAAATCAAACATTGATATTGATTTGTCAAACCTATCTAAAGAATCAGACGTTACGGATATTGTGAAGTTATTTATGACGCTTGATAGTTCCACCAATGTTTATGACGCGGTTTTTAAGTGCCTTGTTCGATGTACGCATAACGGTGAAAAGATAACGGAATTGACTTTTGATGATGTAAATAACAGGCAAGATTATTATGAAATTATGTTTCATTGCATAAAGGAAAATATAAGCCCTTTTCTCGGGGGTCTTCGTTCAAGGTTAAGCACGTTCATGCAGTCAATATCGAAGGTCAAAGACGAAGGCCAAAAATAGAGGTAACGGATGATTGCATGTATATTGCGATGAAATTGTCCAAAATAGGGTATTGCGGGGGAAACCCTGAATCTATCTTAAAAATGCCAGTCGATATTGTCATGACGATGTTAGATTACGAGGCGTTTGAAAGTGAGTATGAAAAAGCGTACATTGAGTTAAACAAGGAGGGTACATAAATGCAAATCGGTTCTTTATTTATGGCTCTTGGCTTTGATGTCGATGATAAAAAGCTAGATGAATTTAATGGTAAGGTTGGTTCTTTAAGGTCGGGCTTGACAGCAACGGCGGGTATTGCGGCGGCGGGTGTTGCCGCTTTATCCGCAATGGCTTTTGCGGGGGCGAATACCGCTATGGGCTTGACTAACTTTGAAAGCCAAACAAACAGCTCTATGGAGGCCGTCCAAAGGCTTGCAAGTGTTGCAACACAGCTTAATACTGAATTAAGCCTTGATGATGCCAAGGCGGCCTTTGTGTCGCTATTTGATACAATTACAAATGCTGAATGGGGCGAGGGCGCAACGGGTATTCTTGCATTACTTGGCATTACCGATGTGGCACAAAAAACCCCAACGGATATGATTAACGAATTTCGCCGTGTTTGGCGTGAAACACAATCGGGTATAAGCCAAGCCAAGAAACAAAAATTATTTGAAGAAGCAGGATTGCCGCGTTCGTTTATTGATGTGATTAAGGCCTCACAGGATGAATTTGACAAACTTTATTCAAGGGATATTATTTCACGCGAGGAAATAGAGAAATTGCGCGAATTATCGGGCGTAATGGAAAACCTTCAAAAAGAAACGAAATTACTATACACAGAATTAGGCGCGATGTTTTCTGGCGTACTTATGCCTGTTTTATCTGGGATTGCTTGGTTGCTTAAAGGCACGAGAGGTTTTTTTGAAAGGCAAAACGAAGAAAACAAGTCCATCAACGCAAAAAACAAAATACAAAATAACAGACCATTAGTTGACGGCGAAGGGTTATCTCTCGCGGAAGGGTGGATTAAATATCTTGGGCTAGATAAAATCAATATACGGTCAATGAATGAAAATACGTCATTGGAATTAATGAAGAATAAAGACCCTGAACGCTATAAAGATTTTATGATGCAAAGATATATTGAACAGAGAACAACAAATAATAATATTAACATTGAATCAACAGCAGACCCAAAAGATATGGTTGAAAGCCTCTTTGATTATCTCGACCAACAAGAAAACCGTGAAACACTTGGCGAAATGCCTAATACGGCCTACGGGGGCACTCGATAATGGTATCGTCATTAACAGCCCTCACAAGCGCATTAAATCGCTATGTTGTTCGCCCATCCAATGCGTTTGGCCTTGGTGGTTTTGTCTTTGATGTTGAAGGCGATGCAACGGTCAATTTAAAGGCTGAAATTACAGACCATTTTTTAGAGGATAATTCCGCAATCCAAGACCATATTGCGATTAAGCCTAAAAAGGTGACGTTAAAATCATATGTTGGTGAATTGATTTATGAGCCAGAGGGCAACGAAACAACCTTTGTCGAAAAAACAGTTAGAAAATTGACCGTTTTAAATGGATATCTTCCGGTATTAACAAGCGCGGCGGAATCATTGAAGGATTTCAACGCCAAAGATTTATCAAGTGCCACGGATATAATCGGGAATGTGACATCACAAACCATAAATAAGGCAACGGATTATTACGCCCTTGCTAAAAACCTACTAAACGCAGATTCAAGGCAACAAGAGGCGTATCAATATTTTAAAGCACTTATGGAACAAAAAATCCTTATAAGCCTTCAGACACCGTTTGAGTACGTGAATAACATGGCCATTGAGAGCGTCACGGCTTTTCAAGGTGAAGGCAGTAAATTTATAAGTGATTTTACGATTACTCTAAAGGAAATACGTGTTGTTGAAATTTTAAACTCCCCTACTGGTTCTTCAACATATCAGGTTGAGCAAGGCGATGGTGATGATTTACAGGGCAGGGCAAAAGAACAAAATGATGGATTAGATAATATTGGAAGCGTAAGTGGTAGGCCAACAGATTACTCTGTAGAGCCGTTTTTGCCAAGCGTTGGATTGCCAGATGATTTAATAGACCCCTCTGAATTTTTAACGGGGGAGGACTTGCGACAGTTTAATTCAGGCAGC